CCAGCGGTTGAGCTTTTAATTTCGGTGAAAGTAACTGCCCCCATATTGACGGCTGTACCTGATGCACCAAATATCGCGTCTATAGTGTCAAGATCAGTATTAAGTTTTGTTCCCCAGGTATCGGTACTTGCCCCCACTTCTGGTTTGGTTAAACTTAAATTTGTAGTTGTTGTATCTGCCATAATTCTTTCCTATGTTATGCTGCTTCTGACCAAGACGTTGACGGATCGGATTGGTCTGTCCAAGTTGTTGTGGTTACTGTTTGATCCGTATAATTGGTTGTCGTTACAGTATCATCTGCCCATTTTAAGCTACCAATCGCTGAAACACTAGATGTTTGTGCGATAGTTGCCGTACCAGAATATATTATACCACCAAGTGCAGTAAAACCACTTATCTGCTCAATGGTTGCTGATCCTGATGCAATAATTTCTGGTGTAGCTGTCATGCCTGACGTTTGCGCCAGCGTTGCTACACCTAATTTAACCAGTGTACCTGATGCACTTACACCACTGGTTTGTGCGCTAGTTGCTGATGCACCTATTACAATAACTGCATTGGCGCTAACTCCAGAAGTTTGTGCAAGCGTAGCTGTGCCAAGTTTGACTATTTCTGCGGTTGCAGTTAATCCTGATGTTTGTGCAATCGTAGCTTGACCACGATCTATTTGTCTGCCAGTAGCGGTAAAACCAGAAGTCTGCGCCATAGTTGCAGTACCAAGTTTTACCACTTCGGCTGTTGCTGTTACCGCAGAGGTTTGCGCTATGGTGCTTGCGCCTAGTTTAATTAAGCTCCCACTTGCGGTTACGCCTGATGTTTGTGCTGATGTTACAGATACAGCAAACGTCATTGAGCCAGATGCCGAAACACCTGACGTTTGCGCTATAGTAGCTGCTGCGACCTCATACTGAGGAGTGCCATACGCAGCTATGCCATAGTTATAAACACCGTAACCAACGGAGGCCATTAATTAAGCCAAAGTAACGTCTAAGTCACCAGCATCAAATCTGAATACATCACCACTAGCTACTGCTTTGGATGCTGATAATGCAGCCCAAGCCATTAAGTTACCACTTGATGATGCGTCAAAAATACCTACATGGGTTACTGTGCCCCAAGAACCTGTTGCAGTAACAAACTCTACTGCTGATCCATTGGTTGCTGTAGTTGGTGAAGTGCCTGAAACTGTCATCGCAGCCATACTTTTTCTTGCGTATGAGCCACCTGAACATTCAGTACCGCCACCAGTATCAGAAGGTGCTGCTGTAAATAAACCAACGTATAAAGTTCCTGGTGCTGTGTAAGCACTACCACCAAATACATGGTCTAATACTTTATCTTCTAAATAATCTGTAAATCCAGCCATTATTGTTTAACTCCTAATTTCTCATAAAATATGTTGTGTTGCGTGGCTTGCCATAAGTTCTGCGTCTTTGTATTAAAGAGCCTTGACCAAAAGCAGCCTTTTCTTGTTGCATACGCATTTCTTCTAATGCTAATTCAAATTGCGCAGTAAACATTTGTACTCTATCATCTTCCATTAGATAAATAGAGGCTTGCTTCATTGCTCCATACAGATAAACATCTGGATGGTTTAATGAAACAAAGTTACTGGTGTTCGAGTCGCTTAACGCGCTGATTTTACCGTAATAAGTTAATTGTAATGTATATGAAGTGTCAGGGGTAGGGGCAAGTTCTAATGTGCCATCTACAATTGCAAAATACTTTGGCTGTCCTGAACTATTATTATTAGCTCGTCTAAATATATCTAATGATTCTATGGATTGTTGAAATAAAGGCGTAAAATCACCTGATGTAATTTCTACATTAATTACTTCCAACCAATCTGTAGGTAAAGTTAAGTATTGACCATCAGCAGTTGCTGTGGCTCTTTTAATCATATCTTTATCTCTTAGCTTACGGTTTAATTCTGCTTCCGTAGTATCAATAAAAATATCAATCTGTGAGGTGAGATCACTTCTATTTAAATAATTGGCGATCTGTGTTTTTAGTTCATCATACGTCATACTCTACCTTGCCATATTCTAAATAATTTATTATCTGGGTCGTTGAGCCATTTCTTCCATTGCTTTCTATCGTTAGCCCAACCTTCGCGTATTGCTTGTTGATATATTACCATAGGTACTTCAGCAACGTGTTTTAATTCTTTGCTTTGAGTGCCATAAGATAAATTCTTTACATTATCCAGAACAGGCTGAACATTTTGCGTAGTGTGGTAGATATTTTTATCGCCCTCAGTAGCAAATTCATTAATCAAGCCTGACTTTGAATCTATAACTGTTCTTTTTGCCATGTTAAAAACCTAAAAAAAGAGGGGTGATTACTCACCCCTCTTGCTACAACTTATGAAGTTGATAAGTCAGCAGCGATTCCGTGAGCCTTCTCATTTGATACTTCCAATCCAAATTCAACGACTAACATTTTCGTAATTGCATCACCAATTGTTGCGATATCAATAGTTTCAAAATCTCTCATGAAACAAGTTTTCGCAAAGTTAGGATCAACAAATAAAGCTGATCTTGAACGACTGAAGTTTGAAGGAACTACTTTAAGTTCTCCAAAGTCACCCGCGTAGATAGCTACTGATGCTTCAACTGTATTTGCATCTACTGTTTGAGTAACAGAAGTTCTGCCACTAAAACCAGATACAACACCTTTAACGTGTGGGCCAACGATTAACATTGAGGGCTCACCACCGTTTGCAAAGCAGAGTTGTTGTACTGCTTTTAAGATGGTTTCAGTAAACGCACGTTGCGTACCGTCAGTTGGGGCAGCACCGTTACCAGCGCCCGCGCCATTAGTACCACGCGATACGTTTGTTTCTGTCCACGTTTCAAATCCACCAGTTTGACGAACTGTAGCTGCTGCACCCGCATTTTTAGCGACTTTAGAGCATAAGGCCGTTTCCATATCGCGCTTGAGGGCCTTAGCCATAATAGCTAGTTGATGCGCCATTTCTGATTTTTTTCCCGCTGCGTCAGAAGCGTTTTGCGTACCAGTTACGGTTGCATCACGGCTACTGATTTGACAGTAGTTTACTTCTCTAACTGTTGCAGTTGAAGCAGCACGAGAAAGTTCAAAACCCTCTAATTGTCCTGTTCCAGATGCAGTTGGTAGAGCTTCTGTTTGCCAGTCAAACTGGACATTTCTTACATTAGTTTTGCCAATAGCACTCATAAATGGCGTACTCATTGGAGAAATGTTGTAGATAATATCAGACAACTGTTCTCGGTCAGAAGTAGCAGTATATGTGTCAAAGGCGTTTGTTACTTTAGCCATTTCTTATACCTTTTTAAATAAATTGTTCAAAGACTTTAGCTGCATCTTGCACTTTGCCAGATTTAGCTAGTTTCATTTGCGCTTTTTTCGCCGCAGTCATTGTCTTTGGTTTATTAGAAGTACCAGGTCTAGCTACTCTTGAAGCCGCTTTTTGGGTTGGTTTCTTTTTGGAAGCTGCCACTTGTTTGCGGTATAGCATCCCATCTCGTAAACCAAGTAACACTCGATAATCTATCACCTGATTAATTTCTTGTGCAGTAAAGCCCAAGTCTTTAATAGCATAGTTTGTGATTGCAGCTTTTTCCTTTTGAGATTTTTCTGCATCAGACCAGTGTGGAATTTTTTCAGTAAGTTGTTGGTTGCCGTATTCGACAAACTTTTGAATTTGCTCTTGCTGCTTTTGCATTGCTTCATCTTGCAATCTTTGGTTTTCAGCTTTAGCTGCATCTAACTTCTTACGTTTATCTTCCCACACATCTTTTTCACGAACATAGCCAATAGGATCAGATTCATATAGTGCTGCCCAATCTGGTTCGTTTTCTAATTCACCATTTAGACTCGCCTCTAATTGAGGTAATAACTGAGCGTAAACAGCATCTTTTTTCGCTAACTCTGCTTGCTGTTCTTCAATGCTTTTGCGTTGTTGAGACAGTTCTTGAGTTTTGCGAGTATAGTCTTGCTGACGAGAATATCCGTTTTGGAGTTCAGCTAACGTGACCTCTTGTTCTACACCATCAACTTTGACGGTATAGGCTTGAGGTTGTAGTTCTTCCTCTACTTCTGTTTGTTCTTCTAAAGACTGTTCTATCTCTTCCCCTTCTTCAAAGTCATCTTCTACTTCAGCTTCCATTTCAGCTTCGGCTTCCACCTCTACCACTTCTTCCGCTTCCATTACTTCTTCGACTACTTCTTCTGGAGATGTTTCTGCTTGTTCTGCTTGAACTTCCTCTGGTGCTTCCTCAACTGGAGTCAAAAGATTTTCAAAAGAACTTACAGTTTTATCTAACTCTGATTGTAAAGCAATCGGCTTGGCGTTGTTGCTCATGTTTACTCCTTAATTTTTTAAAATTTTACCTAGTTATGTGTAATTGTGCAATTTTTTGACTTGCGCACTGGTTATCTTCCCACGTTCTACCAAAATTCGTAGATGCCTCTCTACCTCTGGTAAAATATTTATTGCAGTATGCAGAGTTTCACGCAAGGCTACACTATCTTCGCCTTTCGTACTCATCCATAAAGCAACGTATTCTTGTTTTAAATTCTTAATAGATTTTTTTAATGTGTCGCTGTTTAAAATTAATTCAGCTTCGTTTGAATCTAATACTTCCTCTCTAGTTGCCATATTATCTCCTGTTTCTCCCACCACCCCTGGTGAGCCTTGGCATTGCTTGCACACTATCTAGTGCTGCTTGTATGTTAGTAAAATCAAAAGGTGTATAACCTTTAACTGGTTGTGGCATAGGTGCTGGAATTACTGGTGGTGATGAAAACTCATACCCTTCTGGGTCAAGATCAAACATTGCCATCTCACCATCTGTCATTGGTAATCCAGAGCCAAATACAGGTGGAGTAAATTGACCTAAATCTAAAGCGCGAACTTGAGCCGCAGCCATTTCTTCTTCAGGTGTAATTAACAAACCGCCCTCTGGTGGTGTTGCTAATCTGTAATTAAGCTCATCTATATAAGGAATACCAGTAGGTGATGGTAAGTCTCTAGGATCAGGCACTCTACCAGTCATTGCGGGTGGAGCGCGCCTAAATATTGACTCTTCAGCTATTGGTTGCATGGGTGGAGGTGGAGGTGGTGCTACTGGTGGTGCTACTGCACTTGGCATTCCACCTTCCATTGTATAACCCATTGGAAATTCTTCTGAATAACCTACGCCTGGTGCAATCATACTAGGTACGTTTTCGCCACCCGCTACCGACATAGCGTATTCTAATCCTGATGTAAAAAGTGGGTCTACAATTCTTTGTGCCATGCTGTTTCCTTCTACCTTGAAATTAATCTATCTATTTTTAATTCTAAATTATCTAATCTTTTAAATAATCGTTCCATATCTTCTAGTAAGTCTATCTTAGTTACATAATTTGTTGGTAACTCTTCTCTAGTTTTGTTTAATAAAATATCAATTCTTTTTAATTCTGTAGCATTAGCTCTAATGCTGTAAATTAAAGGTGCATATATTAATGTTAAAACAACATTCCATAGAAAAAAAGGATTTACGTCCATGCTTTACCCTCGAATAGTAATGCTTCTGCATTTCTTCTCTTAGTTAATCCCTCTAAAACTTTACCGCCCGCTTTATTCCATCTTTGTATTTGCTCTGGAACGTCAGCGTACTGTTCTTTATTTAATACTTTTAACATCGTAGATGACTTTAAATTACTTGGGCCTAAATTATAAACCCATGATACCAGAGAATCGAATTGATTTTGAGTTAATGCAACAGTTACAGCATCATTGATATAACCTTCATATTCATGCAGTTCTTTATCAAGCCACGCTTCCGCTTGCGCTTGTGTGCAAGAGTCTCCCATCTTGACATCTTTAATTCTGCCATAGGCAATTGTAGGTACACCTACTGCATCTTCGTAGGCTTCAAGTCTGCAACCTTCAAAATGTTTAATTAAATCAATACCTTCTTTAGATATATTCATTCTTCTTTGTTTCCAGTGTTACTCGCACCAAAGTAAAACGAAATAATAGCACTTGCAAGACCTCCAAGGTATCCTAGAACTAAGTTTATGAGAGCCTCACTGTTCTGCTCTGGAGGCTGGAGCGTGATTAGAAAGATATATCCCATAAAACCACCCACTACAGTTACGCCTATAACTCTGGATGTCCAATCTTTAGAAAACCTATTTCTTGCATCTTGGATATCTTTAGTTTCTAGTGCGTATAAATCAACTTCTAACTCTTTCATTTTTATTTCAAAGTCAGTATCTAGTTTTTTTAGTTCAGCTAATTGTTCTGGAGTTGCCGCTTGTACTGCTTGCTCTATCTTTTTTGGAGTAGGCTCACAACCTAATGCTTCTGCGACAATGTTGGCTGCCATATTACCCATAGGCCCACCCAATGCTGTGCCGATAGATGGCGCTACTGCACCAATAATATTTTTAATAAACTTAAATTTCATTTACCTTAACCTTTTTTCTTTTTTGGTCTACCAGGCTTTTTATATGTTCCTTTACCTCTAGGCATTTTTACTTCTCCTTTTCTTTTTCTTTTTAAATCCAGCTTTCATGTCAGCGTAGGCTTTATCAGAAATAGTTGATTTTTTCTTGGTTCTACTTGTGCCAGCCTTTCTTCTTTTATTTATATTTCTGTATAACGACATAGTATTTCCTTACCATTTTTTGCAAGACCAGTATCTTGCGCTTAATTTATCAGGGGGGTTAGTGTCACATTTATGTCTTGCTCTAAATGACTTACGCCTTTTTGGTTGATCTTTTTTGATTGTCATATTGGGATCACCAAAACGAATTAATCTTACCTTGTCTTTATCTTTAGCTAACACCGCAAACTTTTTATTTTTTTTTGGTGTTCTTTTAGGTTTGTTATACCCACTAAATCTTTCACCTCGATAAGTTATTGCCATAATTAATGAATCCTATTTTCTTCTACATGTATCAATTCTGAGTTTTGATTTATCCTACCAATAAACATAAACATCATTTTATTTATTGCTTCTTGTTCTGAAGTGGCTGGTATATCGCTACCAATAAATACTTCATCACCCTCACTAATTTCTATCGTATAAATTTTAGTTGGTTTGTCCACCGTCAGTAAATAATCCTTGTGATTGTGTTTTAGCTATCTGGCGTAGCGTTTCTCGATCACGTTCCATAAGTGCATTAATTTCTGCTACGTTGACTTGTGCGCCATACTTGGCATTGAGTTCAGCCGCTTTCAAACGAATATTAGCTTCTGCTTTATCGCGGTCTCTATCGTCATCCATGATTATCTTCATTCTATCTGTTTCAGCATCAATCATAGCTTTTTGCGCTTGCACCTGTGCTTTCTGCATTTCAGCCTGTGCCAACATCTCTGCTGCATCTGGTTGTTGCTGTTCTGGTTGTGGAGGCATTGGTGGTACTTGCGTATTGATAAACGCTTGTGCATCCTTAAACCCAGCCATTTCAATAATTTTAGTTAATGTGTTCGAGTATTGCTGTAAGCTAACTAATGGATTGTTTACACCCATGATCTGTAAGATTTGCTCTTGCTTGCCCGCCATTTGTGCTAGTAATGCTGATTTTTCTTCATCACTAGACTTACTGATTGCTACATTAACAATCATATCTTTATCAGCATCCCAATAACGTGGATCAACGGTAACAAATTGGTTGTTTAGACGGTACATAGCTTGTGCATCTTGGTGTTTTATAACCAAACCATTGACCAATTTAAAAAGTTGTTGCATCCCACCTTCAGCAAAATGACGGCAAATTAGCTCAATTCTGCCTTGCGCACCACTCATAGTCGCTGCTACTGCTGATTTAGTGCTAGATTGTAGTGCATCAGCGTTTAAACCAGCACTTGCTTTAGAAACACCAGTGCGGTTTTCTTTAGATTCATCTAAATAACCTAATACTGGAAACGCCTCTTTACCGACAAATGGCACTGAGAATGGTTGTACCATGCCTGGTGCTCTCATTCTTATAGGTTGTCCAATATCTGTATTCAGTACATCATCAATATTGACCTGTCCTTCTACTACTCCCATTCTTGG